ATTATGGTGCATCGCCAACAACATGTTCTTTGGGCGGAATTGTTGCCGGTACAAGTATTAGTGGATGTACTTATGATTATATTATTGAGAAATTATTAGTACCATCAGTTTCATTAACAACAAGTATATCAATTGCAACACCAGTGTCTAGTACTATTAGACAATTTGGTGATTACGATTATGGCAATTTATGTTGGTGTGTTGTGAAAAATACAAACCCAATTGAAAATATTTCATTAAGTACTAATGGAAGTGGTACATATAATTGTGTTTTAATATCTGGTGGGTCTATTAATGCAACTACAGGTGGTACTGTATCATACACATATCCAACACCTGCTCCAACATCAGCATGTACTTGTCATAGTGTTGGATATAATATTTGTGCAATATCTACTGAAAATGAAATTAGTACGTCAAATGCTGCAATTGCTTGGATGAACAATAAATATTATTTTGGTAATTCTACATTATATAATAGTTCAGCAATTGGTGTTGTATTAAGTGCAACAACAGGTACTTTATCAACAAGTAAAACATTGAATTTATCACAAACACTAAATAATCAATTTTTCTATTATGCATATCCTAAAACATTGGGTACACCATCATTTTCAGTTAATGGATTACCTAACAATGCTTGGGGTAATTCGACAACTGGAACGTTGTTTACTATAACATATGTTAATACAGATGGATTTAGTAATCAATATTATGTTGCTAGGTCAGATAGTAGAATAACTGGGACTTTTTGCATAATTGCAACTTAATATATGACAATATGAGTGAATTTTTTAAGGGTACATTATTAGCATCACCAATAGTAAGAGGATCGTCTGGAGATACTTATGGAACACATCATTCCGTACTTGGTGTTGGTGGATATATGGAAGTAAAAACAATTGCTGAAAGAAATACAATACCACCAAATACCTATACAAGTGAACTTCAATTAAATTTTGATGACATTTCAGTTGGTCAACGTAGATTGGGTATGTTAATACATGTTTTGGAAGATAATGCTATTTATCGGTTATTTCCAAAGAGTGGTGATACTTATATTACATTATCAGAATGGAATTCATTTACAACAACTGAAAAATTAATAAAATTATGTGATAATAGTAATTGGTATTCATTACTTGGTGATTCTGAAACTGGTGGGTCTGGTGATAATATAAGTAAGAGATATTATCAAAATAATCATAGTTTCGTAAAGGGTGATGTTATTGGTTATGATGGTACTGAATTTATTAAAGTTGGTTCAACAACAGCATTAACTGTTGAACCATTGGGACTTGTTAGTACTAGTGATTGGAATGGTTCTAGTGGTAATAATAGTGGTTTTACATTAACATATGCTGGATACATTAATACTAATGACATTTTAGATTATACTGGTGGCACATTGGTTAGTGGTACTATATATTATTTAGCATCTGGTGAAACATTAACAAATGGTAAATTAACGGAATATAATCCAACGTCAATTGGTGAGGTTTCAAAACCAATGTTAATTACTACAAGTGGCAATACTGGAATTGTATTACAATATAGGGGAATTTGTAAACTTGAAGAGGGTGTTACATATGGTGTGTTTAGTGGATATAGTGCAACAACACAAGTTTTTTTAAATAAAACAGTTACTGGTGCAACAAATGTTGGTTTCTTTAGTGGATTTACTGGTACTCAAAGATTATCAATAGCAACATCATATGGTGATTATAGTGGACAATATTATGTATTATATAATAATTATTATAGAGATTCCAATGGTGTAATTAGAATTGGAACACCTGATTATCACGGTACACTAAGACGAGGATATTTAAAAACATCAACACCTATAAAATCTTGGGTATATAACACATATACTGGTAATAGTAATCAAATTGGGTGGATATTGGTTGATGGAAATGTTGAAACAAATGTTGGTAGTTTTTTAGGTGCATATCAATATGCTGGTAGCGCATATACTGAAACTGAATGGTGGTATACTGGTGGAACAGCGTATGATGGTTATTATAATAATGGTGGAAATTTAACTATTGATGTTAATGGTGATGTATATACTGGTGATACATATAATATTGGTGGACCAATTTATTTAGATAAAGAATATCAGGAACTTAAATTAAGAACTTTAGTAACAAATAGTCCAGATGTTATTAAAATAACATATGACGAAAATTTTGTATATGTTTCAGGTACAACAACATGTACAGTTCCAATAACAAGTACAAGTGCTGGTGTTTATTATTATTATTCAACACCAATAATTGATAGTAAAACAGAACCTGTTGGATTAGATTCAACTGGTACTTTAGGTAATGGTGTTTTTGTTGCAACATTATCGAAAACACCTGTTGTTGCTGGTGGAACACAAAACATATGTGCAACTGCAAATGGTGATATTCGTGCGGTAACTGCTTGGTATAATAATTCATCTATTGGCAGATGTTCGATAGATGCTGGTACTTGGGATTTCACATCTTGGTATTGTGTTGATAGTGTTGTTGGCGATACTAGAGTAATAAATAACATGTATCAGGTAGTACCAATAACTGGAAGTACAATTCAAGTAACAGGTTCTTCAGCAAATGCACGTACTGCAACAATTAGTGGTTATGAATTTAGTGGAGAATATTTTAGTGCAAGTACAATTAATACTAATTCTTCTTGGTTACAAATTTCAAGTGATATATATCAAATATGTGAAAAAATTGATAGTAATAATGTCTGTATTGTTGTTCCAACTGGCTATGTTAATAGTGGTGGTACTGGAAATACTTGGAATATATTATTTGGTGCAACATCAGCAACTTTAGAATCAACATCATTTACTTGTTATACTACATCATCAACTCAAACAGCCTTTACTGTGTCACCAACAGATAAGTTAGGCGGAATTGGATTTTTATCTACAACAGGTGCTAGAACAGTAACTATGACATATAATGGTGTTACACAAGCATCGTATATGAAAACACCATTAATTACATTACATAATGATTTGGCTGGTTTACAGGGTGGTACTGAAAGTGAACGTTATCACATAACATTATCTGAACATGGTGTTCTTCAAAACACTACTGGTGTTAATACTGGTGATGAAACAAAAATAAGTATTGAAGGTAAATTAACTGGTGAAATTACAACACATACTCACCCATATAGTGGATTAACTGGAATTCCAAATTTTAGTGGACTAACAAATAATTTTAATTCACATACTGGTGATACTACAATACATTTTACAGAGGATAGTATTAATATTAATATATCACAGGTTAGTGGTTTAACAGATAGTTTATTATTAAAAAGTGATACTGGACACACACATAGTTATACTGGAACAACAATATTAAATAAACCAAGTTTTACTGGTAGTGGTAATACCACAGTTAGTTTAGTTGGTAATGAATATAGAATATACTCAACAGGTGATAGTGTTTTTACTGAAAATATTTTAGTAAGTATCAGTGCAGGAAAAACCTTTGGTAAATATGAAAATGGTGATACAATTCCTGCTTCTGGTAAAACAGCAGCACAAGTGATACAGATGGCATTAGCTGAAGCATTACCACCAACAGTTAATTTAAGTTCTTCAGGTAATAATGTTGCTTTTGGCGAATCTGGTAAAACTGTTAATCTTAGCTTTTCATACACAATTAACACTGTTGGTGCACATGTTGAAACTGTTTTACTTGAATGGAGAAGAGGTGGAACTGGTTCATGGAGTGGATTAACAACAAATACTGGCGATACTACATATAATCATACAATATATGAATTAAATAGATTTAATACTTCACAAATTAATTATCAGTATACAGTAACAGATAATCAAGGTGGAACTTATACTGCAACACATAATGTGACACCAACAGCATATGCAATTCCAACAATATCGCCAACATATGTTGGAACTGTTGTTTCACCAGAAACACAATCCATTAGAGAATTGGGAAATGTTGACACAACAATTGCAGGTACTGTTGATTCAAACAATTCATTGGTTAATGTTACTGGATATACGACATATAGACGAATAAATGGTGGTGCATATAGTGCAATTATTACTTGTACTGGACTTTGTAGTGTGTCACCAATAACAATTGCTTCATATCTCGATAGTGGAGCAACTGGAACTGCAACAAGTGTTGGATATTGTGTTAGTGTTGGTGATGAATATACCACAAGTAGTGGTGGTGCTTGTACAATTACATTTAGATCAATGTCATATTATGGTTGTAATCCAAATACAACATTAATTGGTAGTGAAGTGTGTGGTTTAGGTAATGCTGCATCATTAACAACAAACGATAGAACAATGACAAATGTTACATCAGGTGTCGGTAATTATACATATATTGCATTTCCTGCTACATATGGTGATTTGACATCAATAAAACTAGGTGGTGTTGAAGAAGTTATCACAGCATGGTCTTGTTTATCACCAGATGTGAGTGTTACTAATGGTCATGGTCAAAGCGTAGATTATATTGTATACAGAAGTTTAGCAACAAATGCTTATACTAGTGCAACATTAGTAATAACATAAGTAATTATAAATAAAAAGTAAATATTAAATTAACATAAAATGGCAGTAAATAAACC